AATTAACGAAGCATCATCTACATCTGATACAGGTGCATTTGAAACAGTTGTTTTCCCTATCGTTAGAAGAGTATTCTCTAAATTATTAGCAAACGATATCGTTTCAGTACAAGCTATGAACTTACCAATCGGTAAATTATTCTACTTCGTACCTAACATCCAGTCTTATGAGAATGCTGCAAATCAGCACTGGGCACCTTACGGTTCACCAAACGCTGCGGCTAACCAAACTCCTAATTCAGGATATGATTACAATAACACTAAGGACCTTTACGATAGATTCTATGAAGGAAACGAACCAGCTTTGGATCCTCCTGGATTATTCGACTATTCTAAAGGACAATTCTCGGCTATCACTGCCGCAGTTGGAACTGTAGCATGGGCTGGAAGTAACTTAATTCCTTCTGCGTATACTCTTTCTGACTACAGAAAAGTATTAGTAGTTATGTCAGGTTTCGCATCTGATGGAGCTGGTAAGTTAATCGGTCCTGATGGTCAACCAATGGATAACGAAGCATTCTTATCTGATTTGACAGTTTACGGTGTTGCTGGTAACATTTATACTTCAGCGAACACATCAAACCCTTACTTATTCAGAGTTGTAACTCAAAGATATGGTAAAGGTATCGTTGAATATGGTAATAACAACCAAACTTTGGTATTCCCTAACAGTAGAACTGATGGTGGTCAATATGACAACTTATGTGATACTGAAGGTAAAATCTATTTGGAAGTTGACTTACAGGTTCCTGTATGTATCACTTGCGGTGGTTCATTGGATGGATACACAGGTTCAACTTTCGAATCTACTGCAGCTTCTGGAAGTGCATTCTCTGCGACTTATAGAATCTATAAGAACTTGGAATTCGAAGACAGAATTGGTGAAGTTTCCTTCGACCTTATGTCAGTAACAGTTTCTGTAACTGAAAGAAAATTAAGAGCTCAGTGGTCTCCAGAAATGGCTCAGGACGTTGCGGCATTCCACAACATCGACGCTGAAGCTGAATTAACAGCATTGTTATCTGAGCAAGTTGCTGCTGAAATCGATAGAGAAATCTTGAGAGACCTTAGAAAAGGTGCAGCTTGGAACTTAAGATGGGATTACAATGGATGGAAGAGATTAGGATCTAACGCAGTTCCTTATACTCAGAAAGACTGGAACCAAACTCTTATCACAGCAATCAACCAAATTTCAGCACAAATCCACAAGTCAACATTGAGAGGTGGAGCTAACTGGATCGTTGTATCTTCTGAAATCAGTGCTATCTTTGATGACTTGGAATACTTCCACGTATCAAACGCAGCTCCTGAGCAGGATCAGTATAACATGGGTATTGAAAGAGTTGGTACATTAGCAGGTCGTTACCAAGTGTATAGAGATCCTTACTTCCCACCAAACCAAGTATTGATGGGTCACAAAGGAACTTCTCTATTGGACACAGGTTACATCTACGCACCGTATGTACCTCTACAATTAACTCCTACAATGTACAATCCATTCAACTTTACACCAATCAAAGGTATCATGACTAGATACGCTAAGAAAATGGTTAATAACAGATTCTACGGTAGAATCACAGTTGATGGAGTTAGAACATTCGACTTGAGAGAATTGAGATAATCGAAATTTCGATATGGTAAAAAGGGTCCTTATGGGACCCTTTTTTTATTCCTTTGTTTCTGTGAAATGACCATTCAAAATACGAAGAGACTTTGATATGATTTCAGTTTCTTGCATTGAAAATATTTTCTGAACATGTGCAAATTCTAATGATTTTATAATCATAAAATACGCCTGTTCTAATGTCATATCATCACACAAGGAATTTATATCGTTCGGAGTGTAGTATGCAACACTATCAAATAAAAATCCTATTGGTTGTTTTTGTTCCATAATTTTGATTAAACTGTATATTTATTATAGTGAAAGATATTATTAGAAAAATAATTAAAGAAGTTAGCGGTGCAGGTTTTACTGGAGCTTATTCTGGCCCACTTGTACTCGGTCCACAAATTTGGAAAGACAACCAAGTCGGTCCTTTCACAGAGCCGGTCTACAAATATACGAATGCCCAACTTGCTTATCAAGAGGCGGATGGTGATTTTACTGAGTCACCCGAGAAAAGGGAAAAAATCGAAAAAAGAACCAAATCTATAAGTAAACAAAATATGGATAAAAAGAAAACATATAGAGGGCAAAATGATGAAGAAGGATCGGCTATCAATCCAACTATGAGTGGTAAACCTCTTAAAGAGGAATTACTTCAAGAAGATTTAGCCGTTTGGTTTGGAACTAAGAAGAAACCTAAAGGATCGAAACAACCAAAAGGGCCATGGGTCAATATTTGTAGGAAAAAAGAAGGTGGAGGACACCCACCTTGTGGAAGACCTGAAGCCGATAGTAAAGGATATCCAAAATGTAGAGCTGCAGGTGTTGCATCAAAAATGACTGACTCACAAAAAAGAGCCGCTTGTCAACAAAAAAGGAAAGCTGAAAAGTCAAATCCAAAAGTTGGGACGGGTAATGCTCCGACTATGACAAGTTACAAAACAAAAAAATCCCGAAATGAATCATTACGGGATTTAGTTAAAAAAATTCTTAAAGAATCACTTAGGTAACTTTTTTCAAAATTAAGTGTAATGAATGACGTATTTGACTCTTCATTTCACTCTCAAACTTTGATCTTGCCTCTTCTACCCTGTGGTCAAAAATTCTGTTCAATCGTTCGCTAGTATCTTGTCTTAGTGAAATATCGTAATTATAAATGTGATTGGTAATATTCATTCTATCATCTTGGAGAATGATAAACATTTGTAATACTTCATTCCTAATGTATCTTTTATGAGATAATGGGGCAATTAGGAAAGTTGACTCAGGATGTTTTATCAGATTTCTACAAATTGCGGATGACAATCTTTCATTGTCATCTAAATTTCCCATTTCTTTTGAAAGTTTTTTTGATACATGAATTGCAAAACGAATCCAAAGTTTCTTGAAGAATTTTTTCATGTGAGTAGACATTGATTATTCCTCAAATATAAAACAATTTCGGGAATAAAAAAATTAACAATAAGATCCTGAACAATGTTTTTTTCCATCTAATCCTGGCATTCTTCCTTTACATACTTGAACGGCATATCCGTTAGCATAAGCTGATGGGTAAACTTTGAATTTTGATTTTGCGGCCGCTTTACCTCTAGCACAAAGTTTGGTTCCAGTTTTTTTTCTACCTTCGTTCACCACTTCATAATCAACATATTGATCCATTTTTCTCTTTTCATTCATAATGAAATCAAAAACTTGATCCATATTTGTTTTAGCCTCAGAAACGTGATCATCCGCCCAATCATGCCCATCTTGTAAAATCTCGTCAATCATTTCAGGATCCAAATCCAACAACATCTTACACTGTCTGGCAATTTGTTGTAGATTACTGAAAAACATATAATTTGTAGTCATTTCACCTTCGCTCAAAACTTTTTTTACTAAGTCCGAAAGATCTTTTTCAGTTAATTTAACTATTTTACTCATGATTGTTTTGTATTTACGATTGAAAAGGTTAATTGTCTCTTATAAGTATTCTTCTCACCTGAAGAATTCACTTGAATATCCACGTAATATTGATTTGGAATTTTATCCCTCATATCAAATATAAAATAATATTCGTTCGGAGTTCGGTTGATTGGAGTCCAATCTTGAACTAATACTTCGGTTGTTCCTTCAGTGACATAAACTCTATAAAAAGCTGAAACGTCTAATAACAATTGTTGACCCGTGTAAGCCTTCTTGATTGTTACACCAACTTTTCGGATGTCACTGTTCAGTATTTTTTCATTCTGAAGAATCCCGTAGAAATCAAATCCGTATATTTGTGGTTCTTTAGAAACAGGGCCAATTTGAATTCCTGAAGAATATTGTTGTAGGGTAAATTGGTTTGTTACATTTGGTATTGATTGTCCATTTATGGTTAATCCTGACCAAACATCATAAAATTGGCATGGTGTAGGGTAATTTGCAAATCCATTCGGAACAACAACCTCATAGACTCCTTTGGTTTTGAGACAAGTTGTTAGTGCCGCCATTCCTGTTACAGCGTCTCCATTCCGATCTTCGATTCTTACGTAAGGATCAGAGTCCAAATTAGATAAATCACCATTTTGGTAAACATAAAGAAACAGTTTGTTCTGTTGATTTTTTAGGAATTGATTCCTGTCATCTTGAATCAAATCGTTGTAATTTGTTAGTAAGTATGGTTGGTAAAAAGTTTGTGTATGTCTTGAAAAGAAAGCAACGCTATAACTATCAGTGAGACCAGTTATATTTTCAATTTGTGGGACATATGAAATGCCCCACCCTGTTACTCCTGTAATGGTCCCATTTAGAATTCCATTGATCTCGTTGGTCATGTCCATACTAAGATCTTCATTCCCTAATTCAAAATGTTGTGTGGCGACTATGGTTAAGCCTGAGTAATTTACAGACCCCAAGTTTCTATTGTCGTAGATACCATTTTGAGACCATCCAGAGAGAGTTGTCGTCTGATACCAGTTAGATGGTCGCGTAGAATATGCTCGACTGTCAACGTAAGTTAAAGGGAAAATTCCACCATTGGCGCTATTCTGCGCGATGTTGAAATCATTGTAGTCATATCCAACTCCCTCATCCCAATATTGAGGGTTTCCAGTGTTACCTGAAAATTTAGGGATTCTCCAAAGAATAAGATCAAATGAGGTTGCTCTTCTTCTTTCATTAGTCATGAACGTATTAAGTAATTCATTATCGAACGAAGAAGTGTTAGTCATTTTCAGAGTGTGCGTCATTGCTGAAGTGCAACCTGTGGAAATGACTCCTGAAACAATATTCTCTTCAAGAAGGGCAAGATCCAAATCGAAAATGAATCTTGTGTATCCAAAATTGGGAACAATAAGATCTGAGGCACCAAAGTTCAACTCGATAACAGGGTTTCTCCCTGTATTTACGTATGAGTTGGAAATTATTGTATTGTTTTTATCTATATATGACCTTAGGATCGACATTTATCTTTTATCTTATAAATATCAATTAAGTCGAATATTTTTGTTCAATATTTTATTTACGGCATTTTGCATCTCTGTGGTGAGAGATTGAGTATTTGACCCATCCTCCGTGACGGGTACTGGCGCTAATCCTGGATAAGCGTGAGTATGGGTTACTAAGAATCTCACGATTAGGTTGATCAATTCCAACAACTCTTCTCCACGAACCATACTTGAAGTTTTGGGTAAAATTTCATCTGTGAACTTTTCTACAGAAATTCCATATAAAGTGTCGTCAAAATTTATCTTCCCCTTATTTGGTATTTGTGAATTGTGTGATAATAAGAATAAAGTATCACTACCTAATGCCCCATAAGACGACTCTTGGTAAGTGTATTTTTTTTGATCAATCACTTTCTTAACTGGATTTCTCGGGACACCAACTTTGTCTTTTGCGTAAATCAAACCATACCCCCCTTTCAAAGCTGGGTTAAGTTTTATTCCGTTATAGATATCACTCACATTAACACTTACGATTGCGGATTCAGATGGGGTTTCTCCGAGTGATGAGATATCAGGAGATGAAGGGTCCATTTTCGAATACATCAAATCATTCGGTCTGTAAAAAATTGGGAATTTTTCAGACGCTTGGTTATTTTCGAAAAGTTTGACACCAGATTTTGTTACGGTTGTCTCATTACAAGTTTTGATAAAATCGTTAATAAATTTGATGACTTCATCTTTAGTTAATAAATTAAAACTTTCTACAGCAACTAACCTTTTTAAATTTTCAGGTATCTCACTGTTGACTGAAATATTTTTTGAATTTACTGACAGATCTGGTTGTAATTGATACAGATAAACATTTCCTGAAAATTTATCCTGAGTATTTTCTGGATTTGTTACTACCCACTCAATCAAGTATTTTGTGAGTATTGGAACTTCTTCCAACTCGAAATAAACTTTAGGTTGTAGATTTGTTATACTTGTATCAAATCGTGAAAGTTGTAAAAATCCTCGTTGTTGATTAGCCACAGGTATAACGTTGGGCTGAAGTTGATTACCTTTGAACTTACCAGCTCTAATTAAAACTTCATTTTGTTTAACGATTAAATCGGCACTTCCTCTACCTAAAATAGCATTGTCACCTGGTTGAGGGAACACCCCTTTGTGAATAGATTGATCGGTAAAAGTACCATCTTGATTCTTAAGAGGTTTAGGATTCTTGATTTGCATTCCCGTACCCGTGAATTTGTTACCTCCGTAATAAAATTCTTGGAATGTGGCAGTTGGAGTCGAAAAGGTATTTTGAACGTAATACTGATTTTGGTAACGAAAATCTTTATTTACATAGATTACTTGGACAAGTTCATTTTCCTTAGGTATTGCATAGACAAAATAAGGTAATAAGGTGTTAAATACAAATGGATCCCTCGAAGTCCAAATATCTTTTTCTTCGTTCCATGGAGGATCACTGATACTCTTCAAAATATCATCGTAGTTGTCAATGAGACGAATTCCTCTGATACGACCGAGCATCATCGGATCATTGTTATTTAAAACTCTACATTGATAAAATATGGTATTATCCCTGTTAAACATTGTTACGTTCTTGATATACTTTTAACACTCTATTGTAAATTTCTTCAATTTTATCCAAATAGATTGTATTTTTTATAATTATTTCCTTTGTCGTTTCGAAATCAGAAGATAGTAAATCCATATACTCCACCAATTTAGTGTTTGGTAAATCTTTGAGATTACTGATCTCACCAATTATTTCTTCAAATTGTTCAGTTTTCATATTATAATTTTTTTCCAAAACCTGCAAGTGGGATTGGTCCCGCCGGCGTAGGTATTTGCATTACTACTTCAACTTTTCCATTTTCTGATTCTTCTTGGTCCAAAGCTTGATTTGTCACAAGATTATAAAGTAACATCAAATTTGGAGATCCATCAGGTAAGGTTCCAGTTGGAATACCTAATGCTTGTAAACCAGCAATCGCATTTATGGATGCTCTCGCTGGAGATGTACCAGGCAATAAAGGAGCTAAGGCTAAAAGAGGTAACGGAATCTCGTTTATTGGTCTCTTAATAAATTGACCTGCTAAATTCAGAAGTAAAAGAATATTGTCAAGTAAACTTTTACAACGTCTATAGTCATTTATTATTTGAGAAATCACTATAGCCAATTGTACTAATCTCAGAATAATTGCATATTTCTTCAGGGCTTTTGATCTCGAAATGTCTTTTATAATAAACCCTACTAAATTGACAATATCTTTCTTCAGAATTTCATAAAGCACTTGTAAAAATTCGGCGTTGATTTTTGAAATTATTTCAATAACGAATGTCTTGTATTTTTTTAAAAAATCAGATGCGTCATTTACAATGTTACTTCCTTGGGCTCCAATATCAGCACCAGCATTTCCAGGATTACCAAAATTTGATAACGCTGCGTTGGTTTCATTTATTTGAGTGACCGCTTGGTTATACGTATATGTTGCTCCTGATTGAACAACATACAATAAAGTATAAAGTGGTAATAAATTTTTAGGAGTTAGAATTGAGGCGGCGACTGCTAAAGGAATTTTCTTTATTACACTTTTATCAATCGAAAGTTTTACATTCAAATTTGATGGAGCGGTTATAGTCCAATCGGGATTGTCAGATATTGAGTCAATTATCTGTTCCAAATTTTTGACTTGTTCTTCAACCGTTTCTTCTTGTTGTACATTACGAAAATCAATTAGTTGTGAAACTAGAGAACCTGAGTCAACAGGAAGTTTAATATTATCACAATCCTCAAATTCCATAATTCCATTTTGGACATTGGATATTTCAAGTTCGATATTCCTTAAATCAATTTCATTTAATTCAAAAAAAGTGTCGTCTACACCATCTAACTCAGCAACCTTAGAAACACCACTGACATCTATTTCTCTACGATTGTCAAAACATAGTCCTAAAATTCTACTGACTAAAAGAAAAAATTTACTTTGATTTTGTAAGTCTCCAAAACCAACTTGGGCTTGGACATTTACCGCACCTGACAACAAGTTTACAATTTGAGCTCCAACGTCTACTGAATCAACCAACTTTATGGTACTATAATAGTCACTGATAAACTCCCCTACATTGTTGGTTATATTTTCACCATTTTCACGGTTGACAAGTAAAACCCTATAATAATCACCACTAACTCCAAATTCGTTTGTTTTTGTATATTGAATATCAAATAATGCTTGTCCTGATTCTCCTTGATAATTTTTTCCGTTAATTTGTTTAAATGATCTTCCCAAATTGTCGGCGGTCATCAACTGATAAAGTTGTTTATTCATCGGAAAATCCTCAGGACCTCCGTAAGGTTTAAAGACAGGATCCGATGAAGGTTCTGGCCTTTCGTAGTAAACTTTACCAAAATTAGTTTGTGGAGATTGTTTTAGATTAGAAAAAAAATCTAATGAGTTTACAGGAATATAAATTCCTTCCCCTAATGGACGTAGTGGAAGTGGGCGTTCTTCCAAACTTGCTGAAGACACACCATTGTAGGTTTGTTCGACAGAACAACCCAAAGCTTTAATGGTCTCGTCTTTCATAATTTTTGACATCTTCGGTTCTATTTGAACCGCAGCTTCAAGAATTTTACCTCTGAGATATTTTAAAGTAACAGATCCATTTCCTTGAGTCAATCCTATGAAATCCAATAATTGGTCCATAGAAGTTGGAGCATTCCTTTGAAATCTCTTTTGAAGATCTCTGATTTTATCTAATTGACTTGAAATTTGTGAGGTTGCTTTAGTTGTGGAATTTCCAGCCGTGGCTAAAATACTGTTCGCAGATGTGACTACTTCTTTGTAGGTCTTAATCGCATTGATTTTTTTTTGGATTTGATCCTGTGTCGAACTTATATCTAAAGGCATAATTATCTCATTTTATATGATTCCTCGTCTTTAGAAACATCTTTCTCAATAAGATTTTGTATTAAATCATCGTCCAAATCTGCAAGTGAGAATGATTCTTCTTTATTGTTAGATTTTTCCCAAATACTCGATTGTAATTTTGATAAACTAATTTTTTTCTCAACACAATCATTTACAATCTTTTGTTGTTTTTCAATAACGGGGCCTATAGTTGTCATATCTGAAGGATCTTTCAACATAGCCAACATCTTATTTTGGATTCTGATTGCGGTTTGTCTCTGTTCAACAAGTTCGTTATATATCTCTTGCATTAAAGACAGAATAGAATCTTTAGTAAAATTTATCTCTTTTCTTTGTGGTCTAGGCATAACAATAAATACCTTTCAGTTAATTTTTGATTTTAGATTGGATGACTACGTAGAGTTTTTTAAACCTTTTGATTGAGCTACGTATTTCTTTTGTACTCAGATTTGTCATTTCCCTGAGGGAGAGAAGTATGACGTTTTTGTTGAATTTGTTGTTATCCGCACCTGAAAATATTGTCTCATAATTATCGAATAAATCTATAAGAGCGTATCCAAGTTTTTTTTCGTTTTCATTGAGAGACTCAATTTCAATATATTGCTTCAATTCAATCAAATAATCATTTATTATGGATTCAGTTTCTATTGGATCGTCATCAATAGTGTATGACATGTCAGGTCTATCTTCTAAACTTGATGAAATGTCTTCGTAGGATATTTTTCTATTTGTCTCTTTTTGGTCCTTGATTATTTGGCCCATCAAATAATTCTTACATATAGTTCCAAAGTAAGAATAGGCTTTCTTATTTTTGTCAGGTTTGAATTTATCAACCTTGGTCATCAAAAAAGAATGAGTATCAGTATGAATTTCTTCAAAATCCATGTCTTTGCGATATAATTTATATCTTCTGATAATTGAAGAAATCATTTTATCCAAAGGTCCTCTCAAAAATTGGTTATAGATTTTATTTTTTTCGTAAGATGAAGTGGCTAATAAGAAATTTCTTACAGCCTCCTCCTCTCTTACGTCAAAATAATTTTCTTTAACAGCCTTTCTTCCTCTTTTTTTTGATAAAACATCTTCTGTGACTGCAGAGAATGTATCTTGCATTTAGACTGTTTCGCTATTATAATTTATCGATCTATCGTCAATGAAAAAATATTCACGTTTCGCGGTTTGTATCCAAAATTTGACTTCATCTTCAACCATTACATTTTCTCCGAATTTATAATTCCAAAAAATAGACCCTTCTCTGAGGTTCACATGTTTGTAACCAAGTCTTGGTATAGTCATTATCGAAACAGAATTGTACGTCATTCGTAATAGAAATTCGTAAATGAATGTAAGTTTGACTGAGGGTTTAAATCCCCCAAAATCCTCAACTATAGATTTTTTAAAAACAGAACCAGCAGTTTGAAAATTTTGATAATCTTGTAGAGTATCGTTGGTCAACATTCCCATTTCTTGAGAGAAGTTAGCTGCGAATGTTGCTTCGTTCGTGAAACCAGCGAAGAGACCTTTTTCGTCCGTTTCTACAACTACTGGTAAGA